TTTTCGCAAATCTATTTTCCGAAAATCGCTTCGGTAACGTATTTGATTATCGCTTCGTTGACTTCTACTACCAGTTCGCGGGGCACACCCAACCGCTTACTGATTGCGTCTACGGTGTCACTTGGCAACCGCAACGCCCTGTTCTCCAGCCAACTGCGCAGATAACGCTTGAAAATCTTCTCAAGCATTTTTATCACCCCCACCGCTGTTAGCATTCGCGTTAGCATCCGCGTTAGCGTCCGCGTTAGCATCCGCTTCCAACCAGTGCTTCAGTTTGGTCTGCATGGCTTTGATTACATCATTAAACGAAAACCCCATGAGAGCCGAGAAAGCGGGGTGTGTGTTAACGATAAAACCTACGAAAGCACCGAGTGCTATTGCCCTGAGACAACCCAATAAAACCTTCCTTCCTGAGACAGACGGTAATGTAACATCATCGCGGAAAATGGCATACGCTAAACCACCAACAGCACCAGCAATAATCTCTTCAATCGCAAAATGCCAATTCAGCAAATCCATTGCCATTCCCCCTGATACATAGAATATAGGGGGTGGTGTAGTCACCCCCCCGTCGCCATAGATTTAACGTGACTACACCACGCTGGAACCAACCAAGCCAATCCAGTCCAGATAGCCAACCGACAACGCCATGTTAATTGCGGTCGAAATGCCTTGAGTGCGGAAATCGGTTTCGGTATGAATGGTAGGTTTCTCTCTCCAGAAGAAAATCAACCGCTGGTCGCCTTTCTCTGCAATCAAGAACCAGTCGTTGGCGTCGGTCAGATACGGATTAACGATAACCTGCGCAACGCCTTTCAGCGGGTTGGTATAATCGGTGGCGAAACCGCTGGTAACTGGAACCACCGTAGAGTTCACCAGCGTCAGTGCGGTAAACTCAAGTTCGGGTGGCACAACCAGATACTTAGGTTCAATGACTACAGGCTGACCCCTGTGGTTTACGGTTCGGCGAAACTTAGTGATAGCATCCTGCAACGAAGTGTTGGACAGTGCCGAAGTCAGTTTGTTGGTATAGGTTCCACCGCCCAACAGCGGGTGGTTACCAAACAACGGCACACCGTCAAACCCGTTCACCGTAAAGCCGTCAGCCAACACTGCGGTAGCCAACGCTTCTACGGTGTGCAGGGCAGACTGACCAGCACTGCGGGACAGTTCGGCAGAGATGTCACGATACTGGTTACCGCGAAGCAATCGCTTAGAGATAGTCCACATGTAACCGTAATCTTTATGAAGAAAGAACACCCTACTGCCCTGAATAGGCGCAACCACAGGAAGTTCGCCACCGTCGCTATTCCACTCCATTAAGTTAGGCAAACCAGCGATGTGCAGGTATTCTTCGTATTCCTGTTTGCTGTCTTTAACGGTAAACACCTTCTCGTAAAACGAAGGCTTTCCAAAGTTCTGGAAAAATACTTCCGAGATACCTACTCGTAACAACTGAAGGTCTTGAGACGTAATCACCTATATCACCCCCTTCAGGCTTAACCGCCTGCAAAGATGTCATCATCTAACTGCACAAGCACAAACTTATTATCAATAACGTCAACAACAACGCCATGCACAGGGTCGCTTCCACTCTTAGCGTTGCAACCCAGCACACCAGCAACACCAGTGCTATCAGCACCAATCCGCAGGGTAATCGGCTTACCGATGTCCGCAGTGGTAGGCGTAGCGGGGTTGCCTGTCGCAGACATCCAGCGCAACTGAATGGCGTAAGACGGAGACAACCGCTTCACCTGCAGTTTGGGATACAGTTCGGGGTCGGCAGAAACCACTGCGCTGGAACCAACCGCCATGCCGAAGATAGCGGTAAAGGTAGGAACCGCACCGTTTGCACCAGAGACACGGACAGCCTGACCAGAAGAGTTAAGCTCTACAAGGTCACCGTGATAAATGGTCTGACCCGAAGCCACAGGAACGGCAACGGTGTGTTCATACGGTCGCCACTCGTTACCACGCTCTGCCCTTTTTTCATCAGGAGACGCTGTGAGACCCATTATGTTTCACCCCCTTCTTGTTAAGTTTGTTGTTATTTAGCCAACGGATTATTGGAGAAGAAGAAGTAACTCTTCCCCCCACCGCTGTCGGTAACTGTATTCTCCACGCCGTCGCGGTTTGAACCTACACTCAGCATCTTCTCTTCGGTTGCAGACAGACGGCGGTGGAAGTTCTCATATCGCTGACGCCGAAGCGCATCCGCCTTCTCTTTCGGAATGCGCATGAGTATCAAATCGCCTACCACCCTGCCACCGTCTTTCCTGTCGGCAAACGGCGTATATTCGCTTGAGTTCTCAGGCACTACCTCAAATCCGTAGCGTTGCATTCGCTCAACAGATTGCGGATGCGTTCGTTGTGTTGACGCCCAGAAATAGTTATAACGGTCATCACCTTTCACATCCGTCAGGTAGGCACTGTCAAGCGGTTCGTTTGCCACATCAACGGTCGGTGTGGATTTGGTCTCTTCGTTCTGGTTTGCGGTCGCTTCGGCGTTAGAAGTGTTCGCTGTCTTAGGCAACATCTCCACCCCCTACTTAGTTTGGCTTCGCTGTATTTCTTCCAGTAAACGCATCTTAAATCGCTTCGGGTCTATACCCATAGCGTTGGCATACGCTAAGATGTCTTCGTTAGAATACGGCAATGTTACGTTTGTCGGACTTGAAGCGGTGTCGGATGTAAACAAACCAGCCAACGCCTCTTTCTTCTCTACTTCACTGCGTTTGCCTTTCAGAAACCACATGATGAAATCAACGGTCTCCTGCGTTTGAAATTGCACAGGAAGTTTTTCCACCAGTTTCAGTGCTTCATCTGCTACCGTAGCCAAAGACGGATGCTGTTTTACCATACGGTCGACCAGAAAGTAAGCAGGCGAAATAGGTGGAGTTTGTGGCACTGCCTGCTGTATCTTCTTCTCAATCGCTTTGGTGACCTTGTGCGTAATGAAGTTAACCAGTTCTTCTACGGTAGGCTGGTCACTCAGTGTCGGTTCCTGTTCAACACCAGCATCTGCGTTCTGCGGTGTTTGTGGTCTGGTAGATTGACCAGATTGAACATCTGGTTCAAACTTCAGTAACGCTTCAATCTCTTCCTGATAGCGTTGCCTTTCCTGTGCGGTCATGTTTTTCAATTGTTCGGCATACACTTTAATCAGGTCATCTTGAGTAAGCGGTTCGGCTGGTTCGGTATCGGTATTGGGCTGGTTGGTGTTGGTGTCCGTAATATTAGACGCAGGTTCCAGCGTTTCGGTTCCACCAGCCAAACCCAAAGCCTGTCTTATTTTGTCAAACATTTACATACCCCCTCTGCTTTGTTGGTTTGCTATCTCCTGTAACGCCTGTAACATCTGTGGCGACAGTCCGCTGTTCGGATTTGCTTCGCCACCACCAGACAGCGCACCCATTAGGGTCTGCATTAGTTCTGGTGGCATACCAGCCATACCCATAGCAGGCATCGGGGCAGGCGGTTGCGGTTCTGGTTTCTCACCCAGAATGGTCTTGTAGTCTACATCGTAAGCGGTCAGCAACTGCCTCAGCACTTCATACCACGCAGACGGATTGTTCACCACAGACGGTTCCTGAGACAACAGGTTTCGTATCAGGAACCAGCGTTGGCGTTCAAGTTCTTTGTTGGTCAGAATGCTGTTTGCTTCTATGCCGAAACGATACAGAATGTCTTCATCTGAAATCATGTCAAACGGATTTGCCGATTTGGTTATGTTATAAATCTCTGCATCGTCTCCGTAATGTTTCAGCAACAGCAACTCAAACTGTGCCTGTTCTTTCACCCATTCTACAACATAGTGAATGTATCGCCTAAACCTTACGCTTCCTTCTGCTAACGTTGCTTCTATCTCGTAGGCTGTCTTTTCGCCACGCAACGGGTTACCGCTTAGCAGTTCGCTGATACCAGTAAACAGTTTGATGTAATCAAACAACTGCATTTCATCTTGTAGCGGTGTTATTCGTTCCGAAATCTGTATCGGCGTTATGTCTTCTGGTGTGTCTACTGGTATCTTCTTTCCAGCAAACCACACTTCTTTGTCTTTCAGCGCAGGACTGCTGGTCAACACTTTGAACACAGGCAGGTTAACAAGCGTGTTGTTGTCTATTCGCTGATTGTGCAATACGGACAGTTCATCTTCAAGCGGTTGGAGAATGGTAGCCAATCCCCTGCCATACGCTTTGGGAATAAATCGCAACATGAAGAACGGCAACCTGTCCGTAGGATAATCATACGATACGTCACTCAATACGATGTTATCGTTAGGCGCATACGTTGCTATTCTCCAGTTATCTTCCGTATCCCTGTAGAATATATCTACAAGTGGAACCGTGTCATCTATAGTCTTAGACGCAACAATTGGCGATAAAGTTTCATCATCTTCACTCGTGAAGAAAGGCAAATCAATAGCGGGGGTCAGGGTTTCTATTACGTCTCCGTCAACTAGACCTTTATCTGCTAACGCCTTGAGTTCCGCTTTGCGACGGTAGTATAAATGGCACACAACGTTCTGTTCTTCGCTGAATGGATTGCCTAAGAAGAAGTTCTCAAGCGGAACCCATTCTGTTTTGGGATAGCGATACATTCTGGTTCTGCCCCATTTCCGCTTTTCTTTTCGCCAATCAATACGAACAACACCACAACCCAGCAGAATAGCGTCAAACAAAGCCAACGAAACGGCATTTGCTTTTTTGCCTACACGCTGATAGTGTTTCAAAACCTTCTCCAGATTGTTTGCTATCTGCGTATCATTCAGGTCAAGTGGTTTAATCTGTATCAGCGGGGTATTGACGCCAAACTGAGACAGAAACAATCTGTCGTGAATAACTTCGGTTGCCCACTGCGTAACTGGTATCTGCAGGTTGCTACCGCCTTCCCATGCAGGTTCGCGTTCATACGTTTCGGCAAACCCCTGCTTTCTCCAGTTATAGATGTTGCGCTGTCTTTCGGCATGTTGTATCTTTATGCTGTGCCATAACAACTGAAAGTCTTTGTGGTTCTCGTGGTCTGCCATGTTATCACTCTCCTGTGCTGATACTCGTAAATCCTGCTTTATGCAGGTATTCTTCAAAGTGTTTCGTAATCGGTGGACACTGCGTTTTGTTCAATTGCCTGTGCAGGAAAACGTTTTCTCTGTCTATTCCCAATTTAATACACAGCGTTTTGAGTGTATCAACTACAACCCAGTGCAACAGCGGGGGGTTGGTCTGGAGATAATCGGCATCGCACATCATAACTACACCAATGCTGTGCAGGTTGTGTCCGTTGGCATGTGCCCCTGCTAATCGCAACGGTCTGCAGGCTATAACCAGACCAGAAGGATGTATCGCTATGTGATAACCTATGCCCTTCCAGCGGTTGTGTTCTCTGTGATAATTGTCTATTGCTTCTAACTGATTGATTGCTTTACCCATTGGTGGATGCGGAATGGCAGTGTAGTGTAACACTATTTTGTTGACTTCTCGTTTCAACGGCAATTGTTTTTCTAACAGCGCATCTGCACTCTTATACGCCACGAAATCCCAAACACCCAATCACTTCACCCCCCTAATACAATCTCCTGCCGTATGCTACTCGTATCTTGTGCGCCATGATTTTCTCTCTCAGTTTGGCTTCAGCACTCGGAAACAGCGGTTCTTCATCTTCTACAAACTCGTCCTGATAGTTACTCTCCAGAGAACCTACGTAAAACATTACGTATCTAAACGCATCGCACATGTCTTTGGCAGGGTCTTCTTCTTTGATTTTACCGCTGTAGAAATATAACGTCTGCAGGTCGTTGATTAGTTCCTTACAGCGGGGGTGTATGAGTATTCGGTTTTGCTTGAACAGGTCGTTGACGGTTGCAATGGTCAACATCGTATT